TGTTTGTCTCGGGTGGCCGCCCGTTCTTCCTGTGGATTGGCGGGGTTGGATTTGGCTATGCCGTGCTGCTGCAGCCGCTGTTGGCTTGGGTGGCGCAGATCAAGGGTTGGCCGCTTCCGCCCGTGCCGGATGTGGATTTGCTGTGGGTGGTGGTGTCGGGCCTGCTCGGTATATCTGGCATGCGCTCGGTGGAGAAGGTCAAAGGCGTTGCTTCGAAATAGAGGATCGCATGGCCAAGCCCAAGAAGCTGGTTCCTGAAGACTGCATGCCGCGCTGCTCGACCTGCGCCTTTGCTGAACTGGAAGGCGAGGGCGGGGTATGCCACCGTTACCCGCCAAAGTTCGTGATGGACGAGGGTGAGGTGAACACAGGCTTCCCAATGATCGTCGCGGAAGACTGGTGCGGCGAATACAAAAGGGCGCTGCAATCATGATCGACACCCGCCTGAAAGACTACGCCACGCCTCGACAGTTGGAGTTTCTGGAAGCGGTGGAGAAAGAAGGCAGTTGGCGCAAAGCCGCCTTGGCTCTGAACATCAATGAGCGCACCTTGTCGCGCTCCCTGGAATCGCTGAAGAACAGGGCTGCAAAGCAGGGACACAGCCCCGAGCACGACATGACGCACACCGTGCCGGACGGCTTCAATGTCAAGGGCGTGTCCACCTACTACAACAAGGATGGCAAGCCTGCCGCCCAGTGGGTCAAATCCACCGCCGATCAGGAACGCCAGCGCGAGCTGATGCAGGCCGCATTTGAAGCGATGGCCGACGAGTTGCCGCGCCAGGCGCCGATTCCCGGCCCGCCGATGACGCATGCGCAACTGGCCAATCTCTACACCTTCACCGATTCGCATGTGGGCATGTTGGCATGGCACAAGGAGAATCTTGACCGCGACGGGGATTGGGATTTGTCGATTGCCGAGAAGACGCTGACCGGCTGCTTTGACTTCATGATCGAAGCTGCGCCGGCCGCAAAGGTTGGAATTGTGGCGCAATTGGGCGATTTTCTCCATTCTGATGGCATGAAGGCAGTCACGCCAACCTCGGGCCACTTGCTGGATCAGGACGGCAGATTCCCCAAGGTCGTTCAAACAGCTATCCGCATCCTGCGCCGCATCGTCAATGCGGCACTGGCCAAGCATGAACAGGTGATCGTGCTGATGGCAGAGGGCAATCACGATCTGGCTTCCTCCGTGTGGCTGCGCGCCATGTTCCGCGCCCTGTACGAGAACGAGCCGCGGGTGACGGTGATCGACTCCGAGCTTCCCTACTACGTGTATCAGCACGGCCAGACCATGCTGGCGTGGCATCACGGTCATTTGGCGAAGAAAGAGTCGCTGCCGCTGATCTTCGCCGCGCAGTTCCCCAAGGTGTGGGGTAGCACGGAGCGGCGCTACATCCACATCGGCCATCTGCACCATGTGGACGAGAAAGAGCATCCGGGCGTGCACGTCATCCAGCACCCGACCCTGGCGGCGCGGGATGCCTATGCCGCAAGAGGCGGGTGGATCTCGGAGCGGCAATGCCGGGTGATTACCTATCACGACGCGCTGGGAGAAGTGGCGCGCAACACAGTTCGACCTGAAATGGTGGCCTAAACATGGGATTGATGAATGGACTGTTGGCCGTGGCCGAACCTGCCGCCTCTGCCGGCTCCGGCCTGCTGGCTGAACCCATCGCCGGCTGGGCCGGCTTGCTGGGTGGTGGTGCCAAGGGTGTGCAAAAGACCCGCGAAGCCATGACATACCAGCCGAGAACGCAAGCGGGCAAGGATGGGCAGAATGCGCTGGCCAGAGCCCTGATGCTCGGCAAATCCGCAATGGTGGACAACAATCCGCCTGTCAAGGCTGTGATGGACGGGTATGAGAACCTGGCCGACATGGCAGGGCAGTACAACCCGCTACTGGGTGCGTTGCTCGAGACTTTCCCGACAGCCGCATCCATGCTGATGGGAGGGCCTGGGCGCAGTGCTGCGGCCTCTGCCGGCCGCTCCCTCGCGCCAAAGATGGGGGAAATGGCCGAGAACTACATGGCCAGAACCGGTGGCATGGCCTATGTCCTGCCGCCTGACGTCTTCAAAGCCCTGATCGACAAGCAGCGCAGCGGGCAAAAGCTGTCAGTGACAGAGCGCGTCATGCTGCAAAACCACCAGAGCGACATCATGGGCGAGATGGATGACAAGCTGCGCGCACTGCCGCAACCGCAGCCGCCGAACCGATAACCGCCGAATCAACCTCGAAGCCAAGCCGAGGCTGCACGGGGCGGCAATACCGTGCAGTACACTTCAGGGGTGCTTGTCCATCCTTGCTTGGTGCGACGAGACCTTACTGCCCAGCGTGCCCGCGCGCGTTATGGATGGGCAGGACTTACAGGCTTTTTCGGGAGTGGCATCCAGTGGGTAGGATTGGCGAACCGTCCGCTTGAATCGCAACGCCATGCAAGAACGTCCTGCTGCGGCTCCCCGAGGTTTCCGTAGCGTTTGCGCCCGCAGTAAATTGGGATAACCGTACCGGCACATGCAAGCAGCACGCTCCCGTCCTTCGGCGCAGATTCAATCGGTTGCCACTTCGGTTCCATTCGCTCATCCCCTTTTCAGTTGTCTGCAAAGCCGTCCGACCACGATTGTCTCATAAGCAATTTGGGGCAAATTCTGGGACAAATTCGCGGATTCCAAGGGCATCAAAGGGAAGCGCTCTCTATGGAGAGTCATGGCTTCCCTCTACCAGCCGCTCGTCTGGAATTAGTTCGAGTCCAATCGTGCCTACCACTTTCTCCCTCTGAAAGTGGCGATGAAGAGTCCAAAATGGGACCAACTTGGGACATATTCAGCATGTCCTCCAGCTTGGCCCGCTCCCGCCCCCGGTCGGCCGCATCAATCCACTTGGCATAGACGCTGAACAGCATCTTGGCCGACTTGTGGCCCATCTGGCGCGAGATGTAAGCCGGATTGACACCGCCCATCAGCGCCGTGGTGGCGTAGGTGTGCCGGGTCTGGTACGGCCGGCGCATGCGAATCCCCACCCGCTTTAAGCACGGCTGCCAGAAGTGGTCGCGCTGGCTGCGCTCGTCGTGCCAGGGGCGCTCCGTGTTCGGGTTGCCGAAAATCTCGCCATTCTCCCAATCCTCCTGTCGGCCTGCCTTCATGAAGGTGTGCGCCTTCTGCTCCCGCAAGACTTCCATCGCCCGGCCCACCAGGTCCACATCGCGCACCGCATAGGTCTTGATCGGCTTGATGCCGCCCTTGAAGGTCTTGGCACGCTCCACGCGGATGGTGCCGTGGGTCCAGTCCACATCATCCCAGCGCAGGGCAATCAATTCTTCGGGGCGCATGCCGGTCAGAAAGGCGAACTCGAAATAGTTGGCGACTTGGGCGTCATAGCGCTTGCGCAGGTCGGCCAATATCTTGTGCATTTCCTCCACGCTCAGCGGGTCGGGCGGCGTGGCCTGATGCTTGCCGTTCTCGATGCCTTCCAGCGGGTTGTCCATGCCCTTGATTTCCCGGCCTGCCAGCGCAAACACGCCGCGCAAGGGAATCAGGTAGTTGTTGCACAGCTTGGCCGAGGCCCACGGGTAGGAACCCACCACTTCCGCCACCTTGGCATGGGTCAGCGCATCAATGGACTTGTCGCCGCCGAGCTGGTCCTGCCAGAAGTTCAGGGCGTTGCGGTATTGGGAAAGGGTGGCCGGGGCCAAGCGGCCCTTGGTCTTCAGCCAGGATTCGCACTTGTCCTTGAAAGTGGCGGGCGCCTCGTCCTGTTTCTTGAGCGACTTGGCCGTCTTTGAATTGGGGAAATAGGCAGCGTAATCGAACGTCCCGTTGGCGATCTTGGTCTTGATTTCATCCACCAGCCGGTGGGCGTACTTGATGTTGGCCGGCGTGGCTTCCAGGTCCAGCGTTTCCCGCTTTCGCTTGCCCTGGTACTGAAAACCAATCCGAATAGCGGCATCCCTTATTTCGATGCCTGACCCTTTGCGCCCTCGACCCATTTCTCGTGTTCCTCTAGGTTCATGTGTATCCGCCCGTCTGGAGCATGCCGGTAATGTACGCCCTCCAGCCAGACGCCTTGCTCGATCTTGCCGCGCACCGCTTTCTCGGTATAGCCGGTCAAGGTGCTGAAGACGGGAATCAGCACCCATTTTATGTTGATGGCGGGGCTGCCCATCATCTGGTCTCCTGCTTGTCCAGTTGGGCGACCGCCGCCTCCAACACATCGTCTGGCTTGATGGCGCGAATGGCGGCAGCGCAGACGGCGATCTGTCCGAACGGGTGCTGCGCCTCTACCACCTTCGCTGCTCGTTCAAGAGCGGATTGCACCGCTGCTGTATGGGTGGGAGGGGTGCGGTAGAGGGGAATATCGCCATCATCGAGCAGCGCGGCCGACCACATCGTTTCAGCAAAGCGCGGTCGAGCGACAAGCCTTTGCATGCGATCTTCGCTTGTGTAAGCCACCGGCTTATCCCCCGCATCAGCCTGGCTGATGGCAGAGGATAGGGCGGCAATGCATTTGAGCGCGTCAACGTCCCATTGGGCGCACATGCCGGTGTCCGCTTTGGTCTGGGTGGCGTCCGGCTCGACTGCGCTTTGCAGCAGTTCCAGCGCCATCTTCATCGCGTGTAGGCTCATGGCTTCTCTCCGTTCAGGTGGCGCTCAATGGCGCGGGCAATCTGCCGGAAGTCTTCCGGGTCTTCCTCGCGGGTCTGGAATTGGTCCGCAATCCTGTCTATCTGCTCATCAGTTAGCGCGGGCCGGGCGCGGGCGGCAAGAAATCCGGCCTTGAAGTAGTCATGCGAGACAAGTTCTTCCACTCGGTCGCGGAAACCGTCCCCCTCCTTCTCCCGCTCCCAAAGCAGATAGATTGCGTTGTCGCGGTCTTCCTTCTCCCATGCTTCCCTTTCCCCTGTCGCTTCCGCCGTATTGGCGGGGGATGCGGGAGCGGCGGGAACTTGCCCAATACCTCCGCACTTGCCGCACTGCTCCAGCAGCGGTTCCGCGCCGATGGGAGCCTTAGTCCATCCTGTGCCGAAGCAACTCGGGCAAACTCTCAGTTCGGCGCTCATTGTCCTGCCTCCCTGGTGGCGATGGCGGCGCGCAAGCACAGCTTCACTTGATTGAGGAAAACCAAGGTGCTTTCGGCGCTGTAGTTCCCGTGGGTCTGGATGCTGTCCATCAGGTTGTCGAGTATTTCGACCGCTTCCTCGACGTCATCCCTCTCTTGCATGCCAGCGCCAGCCGCAAGGGCGCGAGCATTGCCGTAGAGGGGCGGCGTGTTGCGTGGGTCGCTGTAGTCGTGTGCGGTGCCTGTCACCCGGCCAAAGTCGCGGCGGGTGTAGCGATGAACGCCGTCTTCATCGAACATGCTTTCGTAGCTGGTGCCTTCATTCGCCACGCCGACAAAGCGCACCCATTTGCCTTCCTGCGTCCGGTACTCATTGCCTACGCGGTACGGCTCCGGCAACGCCACTTCCCCAGCCTGCGCTTGCGTCCTTGCCTCGCGGCTCTCACGGCTGGCGACCAGTTCGGCTAGTTTGGCCTGATCTTTTGCAAGCTGCTCGAAACGCGGGTCAGCGGCAAAGCACGGACCGGGAAAGTGGCCGGGGCGCTCGTGGCGCGGGTCAGCCTGCGCTTGCGCGGAATGGTCTGCCTGCGCGGGAGGATGGGCGGCAAGGGCTTTCGTAGTGCGCGCCACCATCTTCCTGCCGATTTCATCGGGTGCATCGCGCTTGAAGTCGATCCACGGGGCTTCCCGACTGTCCTGCAATTCGCCGTCATCGGAATACAGGCCGACAACGCCCGCGTACTGCAACGCCAACAGCTTGCGCAGATCGAATTCCGTGTTCGCTGCTGGTGCTGCCGCGCTGTCGGCTGGCAGCGCATTGCCTGCGCTGGGGGCGGCGGCATCGGGCGCGGAAGGGAGCGGCATCCAGTGGGTCGGTTCGATAGGCCAGCAGTTAGGTGGCGTGTCGGCTTCTACGCATGTCTCAAACCAGCCCTCTGTGCCGTTGTCAGGGTCTTCCCAATTCCCGGCGATGTACTCATCCGACATCCATTCGCCTCTGACCGTGCGCCAGCGGCCAAGCGTGTTCAGATAACCGAGCAGTAACGTGCGGCCGTCCTTCGGCGCAGTCTCAATCGGTTGCCAGCCATCTGGTACGGTCATCCCCCCTGCTGCCTGGGCGGGGAGTCCCAAGTCTTCTGCCGTGATGCCCAATTCCACTTCGGGGATGTAGGGGCGGGCAGCGATCATCTTCCGGTACAAGTTGGCGCGTGATTCGATGGAGCCACGCTCGTTGCTCGAATAGATTGGCCGCACCGCCTCAAGCATCGCTTCAGTCGGCTCGATCGGCACCAGCACAAACCCTTCCGGGACTGCTGCCGGGGCGGGGGAGGCGCGAAGGTGGGCAAGCACCGAGTCAACAATGTCAACGCTGCCGGCAAAACCTTCGCCCATCAGATTGGCGCGGACGTACTCAAGTCCCTCAATCATCGTTTCTTTATTCGCTTCCATTCTTCAATCTCCCTCAGAAGGCTTTCAGTGGCGCGGCTTCAATAGCAGAAGCAATGTCTGGATAGCCGCGGTTCTCGGCGCGGGCCATCAAGTCGGTCAGCAACAAACTGGCTATGCGTCCCGACTCCGCTTCCAGGCGCAGCGTGTTGCGCTCGTCCCGCAAGGCCGCCACATCGGGGCACCATTCAGCTACGCGGGTGATGGTTTCTTCTTTGTAGGCGGCGTTCATGGCTTACTTGATTTCGAGTCTTTTGCCGGTGGTGAGCTTCGCCCCCGGCACATCAAAGCCGTCCTTGATGGCCTGCTTGATGAGGGTTTTGTCCACTTCCAGCCGGGCCGGGATCTCGCGCATGTAGTCGAACGGGACCTGCTTTTCATCGAAGATTTCCACGCTGGGCGGATTGGCGCGTACCGACAAGGCGAAGTGCGGGCATTCGATCTTCGGCACGTTGGCAATGTCCATGCAGCGCAGCAGGTAATCTTTGACGTGCTGGGCGCGGTTCTCGATGGCCTTGCGCCTGGCTGCCATCTGCGCTTCAGCTTCCTTGATCGAAGCGGCGGCGGCTTCCAGGTTGCGAATCGCAAACGCCACGTTCTGCGCCTTGATTTCCAGCGGATAGGATTCCGCTTCAATCGTGTCCGCAATGGTCTGCGGGTCCGAAGTCGCATCCATCAGCGCTTCCACCATGGCGCGGTGTTCGCTGGCGATCTGGTACAGGGTGAGTGCAGTCATGGTCGAGTGGGCGGGGTGCGAACCCCGCCAGTCAGGTTAGAGGACGGCCCAGGCGCGGCGCGGCAGGGCGGCGAATGGGATGTCATCGTCAAAGTCGCCGGGACCGCCAGCGGCGGCTGGTTGCGCGGCACGCTGGACGCCCTTGTTTTTCAGCGGACGGTCTGCCAGGTGAGCCACCATGTTGGCCAGCAGTTCCGGCTTGGTCTTGCCGTTCAAGATTTCGCTGGCGGTCAATTCGGTAGCGGCTTCGAACGCGCCTTGCAGCTCGATCTTCCAGCCATACTCTCCGGTCGGAACACGATCCTTCTGCTTCTCGTATTCGCACGATTGCAGCAGCACGCCGATGGGCTTGTTCATCAGATCAACCAGCAGATCGGCTTCGTACTGCACATCGGCCTTGGCGTCGAAGTCGTACTTGGTCGCCACGCCCTTGACCGGGTTGGAGATATTGCGAAGGCGCATGCAGGCCATCAGCGCCATCAGCACCTGGAAGCTCGGCAGGCGTTCGCCGTTGGCACGCATGGTGTAGATGCTGAAGTTGGCGACTTGCTTTTCGTCCGATTCGAACGTGAAGGCGATGCCTTGCGTGCCGGTCGATGCCGTCAATGCTTCAGCCTTGATAAACCGCCCTTTGTACTTGCCGGTTTCCTTGATGAATTTGCCCGTTTGGTCTGCTTGCTTTGCTGCGGTAGGGTCAAGTGTGTACATGCCTGTTTTCCTTGTGGTTAGGCGGGTTGGGTGATGCCGTAGTACTCGGTGATGGCCTTGTCCACTGCCAGCAAATCGTTCTCGATCTGCTCGGACTCGAAAAGGCCGATAGGGGACTTCACGGTGTCCGACCCGCTGTTTTGCGTGGCGAACAGGTATTGGTCGTTGACCTTCATCGTGCGCAGGACGATAGTCACCAGCCCTTCCAGCACGATCTTTTCGTCCAGCAGCTTGCCGATGGTCTTGATCTTCACCTTGCCGAACTCGTCGGTATTGGTGTGGCTGAGGATGTAGACCCGCTTGTGGTCCGGCAGGGCGCTTGCTGCCATCAGCACGTCCCAGGCATGGCGGGCAATCTCGTTGTACTTGGCGAAGGCTGCATTGCCGACTTCCACATCGGTGACGCGGCGCATGAACTCGTTGGCCAGCACATACTGGAAATCGTCAATCACGATCACCGGCTTGTCGGTGCGCTGCATGGCGGCGACGATATGCATGCTGCTGTCGGTGACAAAGACGGAGCCGCCCTGGCCCTTCACGACCGGCTTCCAGTCCTTAGAACGGAAGGGGAGTGGCTTCTTCACCGCCTGGATAAGCAATGTATCCTCGGGTGAAAGGTTGCGAAGGCTGGTGGTCTTGCCTGTTCCCGATTCCCCGATAATTAGCGTTGCGATGCTCATGTCGATTTCCTTGGCTTTGCAGTAAGTTGCGATTGAATTGCGCTTGTCGTTCTCTCAGGTCTTGCAACTGCTCGAATTCGAAGAAGGCACGCTTGGCCCCGCTCATGAGTAGCCTCGCTGCCACTCGCGCCAGGCCCGAATCAGGCCGCGCTTGCGATAGACCATCAGATAGCGGATCACATCGACTCCTTGCGCCGTACCGGCTGATCCAGAATCCAGCGCCCATTGGCGCGCAAAGAGGTGATGGCTTGAAGCCACTTGCGGCGGGCATGGCGAACTGCCGAGGGGTTGGTGTAGTCCGAGCGGGGAAACAGAATCACGGCCCGCTTGAGGAGAGCTTTGGTCATGTCGGCGCTCATGCGTGCACTCCTACGACCGTAGGCAGAGGGCGGTCATCCGGGGCAATGGTGGGATCGTTGAAGTCCAGCCCCACCACGCTGGTGGCCTGCAAGCCTTCGCAGCCGTTGGACAGAAACATCGCCAGCACATGGCGGTTGCCGTGAATGTCGGTGGCGTGGATTTCCTGGAACCGTCCACCGGGTATGTCTTTCGGCTCGGTGACGGTGATGCCCATCACTTCGTGAATCGCGGTATTGACTCGCATGGTGTCTCCCTCAGGCTTTGGCCGGCGCTTCCAGGCACAGGAGGTCATTGATCTGGCCTTTGATCTTCGCCACCTTGCCGTGGTACTCGTCGGCCAGCGTGTCGATATGCTTATTAAGCGCCGCGACCTTGGCCGGGATGGGATTGAAGTCATCCGGCACTTCGTATTCCAGCGTGGTCTCGCCAACAATCACGGTTTCTTTGTCTTCGGTCGGCTTGTAGGCGCTGGCCGTGTAAATGGACTTGTCATTCCATTCGTAGTCAATGCGCGATACCCAGAGCTTGATTTCGACTTTCATAGCTGCTCTCCTTATTGGTTGTTGTAGGCCACGCAGGCCAGTGCTTTCATGCTGCGGAAATAACGCCCACCTGTGAGGTCGGCAATGGCATGGGGTTTTTCGCGGTAGGACTTGGCCATCTCTTGATACAGAGCGGCCACTTCGTCGGCGTGATCGCCAAGGGTGATTCCTGAGCGCTCGATGTAGGCAAGGGCGTCATCCGCTTGAGACAGGCCGACAATCCAGGCATCGGCCCAGTCCGCGCTGAATGGCAGAGGTTCGTCTTCGCGGCCGAAGTAAGCCGGGTCCACTTTCTGCGCATAGGGACTGCGCTCGTTGGCTTGGGCTTGGGCGTGGAGTCTCGCGTTCATTGCTATTGCCCCTCCGGCCAGATCACCGCATCAGCTCGTCCAGTGAAGACCAGCCAAGCAGCGCGGAAGCGTGGGCGAATGCCGTACCAGCCCTCAGGGCGCGCCGGAACGATGCTCCCGTCCGGAAGCCGCATCCCAACCTGTTGGGTGGTCTGAATGAGACTCGCAAGCCGAAAAACGTTGGGCGCCTTCATGCCTGCACCCGCGGCTGTTCCGAGTAGAAGAAGTCGAGCAACGCATCGAACCACTTGATGCCGTCCCGACGATCATCGGAAGAAAATTGCACTCCCTCCGGAGTCTTTCCAAAGAAGCGGCCATTGAAGGTGTTGAAGCCAACCGTAACGCCAGGGGAGGTCAGGTAAATGTAATCGCCGCCGCGCTCAAAGGATGATCTGTCAAGCTGGACGCCTGCCGCTTCGCATTGCTCGGCGATTTCTTCCACCGACTTGTGTCGCACGAAAGTTCGCATTCCTGTCTATCTCCCTTGTGGTCTGCCGCGATGTGCAGCAGCGATGGAGACAGAATAGTGCCACTACTATTAAAGGTCAATAGTGCCACGCTTAAATAGTGCAAATATTTTTTGGGGGTGCGGCAGGCTGGAAGCTTCTGTTGCTAAAAAGCCCCTGGTGAAGGGCTGCCTGATGTATGTGGCCTTCGACGAACTAGATGGTGGCAGCAAGGCATGGCGACTCTATACGCCCATCTATTGCATTTCTTTCACCGTTGCGTCTGGAAGGTGAGCGGCGTATGCTGTACGGGCATACAGTAGTTTCTGTTCCCCGCTGGGCAATCTGTTGCACCGAACCACAGAAACGGTTTCATTAGTTCACAAGTCGTAGGAGTAATCCTATTAAGTTGTGATAGGGTTAGTTACGACCCCAAGGTGCAAGAATGCATAAAAAAGCGAGAGAAACACTGGGCGATTACTATGATTCGGCCGATGAGGAGGGACGGCGTGCCATCATGGCCTTCGCCAGAGGAGAGGCCGCACGAGCAGCGGCGCGTCGGCCAAAGCTAGCGCTTGTGACCGCCAGCAGTCGGCCTGGCATCGGTCGAGCTGAGATCAGCAATCTGGTCGCGGATAAAGTTCAGCACGGTTAGCCGAGTCCGTGCGGGCAGTTGGCCATAGAGTGAAACCAGCTCGGCAACATCGCGCAAGTCCGGTGCGCGTTCTTCTGGCACTGGCGCCAGGGAAATCCCCCTTAGCTCCGCACCAAGTTCGGGGCTGATTTCGGTCGGCTCTACCTTTAGTGCGGTCGCCAATTTGACGACGGCTCGCACATTCAACGGGATTTTTCCATTCAGATACTGCTGGGCGGCTCCCTGCGTTTTCCAGCCGCACTCCAGAGCAAGCCATTCCTGAGTGACCGAGCGGTCCTCATCCTGCCGGCGCCGAAAGATCTCCCGCAAGCGCTTCGCGTCTTCCAGGCGTTCCTGACTTAAAGGTCGGTTATTCGGCATGGCCGCAACCTTATAAGGCGCACTGCTTGTTTACAAACAGTGCCACTGTTGACAAGCAAGAATAGTGGCACTATGCTTCCTGAAAGCCCATCTTCCGGACAGCCAACAATGCACCTCGCCGACTTCCTCAAAGAGCGCCGTCTATCACAGGACGAATTTGCCCAGAAGCTGGGCGTGTCCCAAGGGCTGGTCAGCCAATGGGTACGCGGCGTTACACGTATCACCCTCAAACAATCCCTCCAAATCAAGCGCATCACCCGCAACAAGGTAACGCCGGAAGACTGCGTTGATATGTACGTGGGGCCGCCTAAGCGCTTTGCCGCATCTGAGCAAGCTCAAGCCTAAGTAACAAATGTGACGTGCCAGGGAGGCGCGTCTTAACGCTCGGGCCGCAGGAAAAACAATGGCCGAGGTTCGCAGAGTAAAGGCAGTCCGCGCAATACCAATTGCGCTTCATCAACAGGGGAGCAGGACATGACCAACAGGCCGGCAATGGGGATGGCGATTTGATGAGCACCATCGTTATGTCCCTTTGCTGGCCTTTGCAGATGCCGCCCACGGCTAAGGCGGTGCTCATCTCCCTGGCCGACAACGCGAACGATCACGGCGCCTGTTGGCCTTCTCTGGCTACCATTTCGGATCGCACCTGCTTTTCCGAACGTGCTGTGCAGTCGGCAATCAAGTGGCTGGAGGCTTCCGGTGTGGTGGTGGCTGACCGCAGCAATGGTCGCCACACCCGCTACCAGATCAACCCGAACAGCTTTCAACCCCCGCAGGAGCCGCACCCCCGCATTTCCCGCACCCCCGCAGCAGATGCGTCTACCCCCGCAGGAGGTGCGTCGGTACCCCCGCAGGAGATGCGTCAACCCCCGCAGGAGGTGCCGACTAACCGTAAAGAACCGTCAGTTGAACCATCAAAGAACCGTCATAAGGCTGACGCCTATTCCGCCCTGGATGCATTGATCGTTGCAGGCGTTACGGAGCGCGTCGCTGAAGACTGGCTTTTGCTTCGCAAGAAAAAGAAGGCCGAGCCGACGCAGACCGCCATTGAAGGTGTGTTGGCCCAAATCGCATTGGCGAACCTCACTGCAGACCAAGGCATTCGCATGTGCTGCGAACGCGGCTGGCAAGGCTTCCGTGCCGACTGGGTACGCGATGACCGCCGCCAACCTGTGCGCCCGCTGGAGCGCCAATCCCGGCATTCCGGCTTTGAAAACATGGATTACACCCAAGGGGTGAAGGCAGATGGAACTTTCAACTAAGACCAAACCAGCCACTTGCGAAAAGCATGGGGACTACGAATCTCGCGGCGTCGGCCTGATGGGGAAAACCATTTGGCTGGGGTGCCCGACTTGTGGCGAGGAGGAGCGGCAGCGCCGCGAGAAAGAGCAGGCCGAGACGGATGCCCGCGAACGGCAAGAGCGCTTGGAGTCGCGCCTGAACCGTGCCGGCATTCCGTTGCGCTTCCGTACCAAGTCGTTTGAAACCTTCAAGTGCGATTCGGACGGCAAGGACCGGGCCTTGTCGGTCGCCATGGAGTTTGCGGCGAACTTCGAGCAGCACCGCAGGAATGGAACGGTCGTTGTCTTCTCGGGAAAGCCGGGTACCGGCAAGAGCCATCTGGCGACCGCCATCGGGCAAGAAGTGCTGCAGACCGGAACAGTGCTGTACGTGAGCGCCATTGATGCGGTGCGCATGGTGCGCGACACCTGGCGCAAAGGCTCCGAGAAATCCGAAACGCAAGTGCTTGAAATGCTTGCTTCGCTGGACCTGCTCATCATCGATGAGGTCGGCGTGCAGTACGGCACCGAAGCCGAACAAGTCACGCTGTTCGACATCATCGACAAGCGCTACCGCGACCAGATGCCGATGATCCTGCTCACCAACCTGAACACTGCCGAGATGAAGAAGTTTCTCGGTGACCGCAGCTATGACCGGCTGCGCGAAGGCGGGAAATGGATTGCCTTCGACTGGGAATCGCAGCGCGGGAAGGCAGCAGCATGAAGCATCACGCCAACCAAGCAAAGCCAGGCCACCTGGCCACGCACGGCCTGATGCTCAAGCAGACAGAGCAAGCCAAGCAGCGTTTCGGCCAGCGCACCCGTGGCAACGCCATGCTGCGCAGCGTGAAAGTGGTTCTGGACTGGAAGGCGCCGAAATGAAAAAGCGCACCAAGTCCTACCAGCCAAAGCGCGTGGCCATCCCCATGCTGTTCATGCAGCAGTCGGTATTGGACAAGTACCCGCACCTCCCGACAGCGGTGTATGGCCAGATCCACACCTTCATCGAGCGCCCGAGCGTGGAGGCATCCAACAACCTGAGCCACCAGATCGCCTGCATTGCGGGCGGCATGAGCCACATGGCGAACGGCGCTCCCATCCGTGGCAAGCGCGATGCCGGCTCCATTGCCATCTGCTCGGCAGTGGCTTGCATGGAGGCGATCTGCAAGCGCTTTGAGAGAACAGGCATGATTGCGGTGAACGACTCCGAAGCGCAGACCCTGCGCGGTGCAGCCGGGCGCCTGGATGAAGTCCTGCAAGGCATGCCGCTGTCCGCATATCTGAAAGCGGAAAGCGAGTGCCATCTGTGGCTGAAGGAAGCACAAGTCCAAGCGGAGGCAGCGTGATGGCTGCCTACTACAACGAGATCGACCCCTATGCAGCCCAGTGGCTGCGCAACCTGATTGCTGCTGGCCAGATTGCAGCCGGCGATGTTGACGAAAGGAGCATCGAGGATGTTCGACCAGACGACTTGCGATCCTATACCCAGTGCCACTTCTTCGCAGGAATTGGCGTCTGGTCACGCGCCCTGCGCATGGCTGGCTGGAGTGACGACCGACCTGTTTGGACCGGTTCCTGTCCTTGCCAACCTTTCAGCGCGGCAGGCAAGGGAGCTGGGTTTGCTGACGAGCGGCACCTATGGCCAGCCTTCTTCCACCTCATACGCGAGTGCCGGCCTGCAAAAGTCCTTGGAGAGCAGGTTGCAAGCAAGGACGCAGACGCTTGGATCGACCTTGTACAGGATGACCTGGAAGGCATGGGATACCGGGTCGGGGCGGTCCCGTTTCCGGCTGCGGGCATCGGTGCCCCGCACATCCGAGACCGGCTCTACTGGATGGCCGACCCCAACGACCAGAGACTGGAAGGATGGGGCATCTGCGACAGCGAACGTCCCATTGAACGCTCTGCTTGGGCGGGTGGTGTGGCTGTTCGGGGACGGGACGGCCGCAGCCGGCTCATTGAACCCGGCATTCAGCCGCTGGCTCATGGGGCTCCCGGCCGAGTGGGACGCCTGCGCGCCTACGGAAACGCGATCTGCGCGCCAGCCGCGCAAGCCTTCATCGAATGTGTGATGGAGGTCGCATGACCGACAAGCGCATGGTGATCCTTCGCGGCCCCGAGCAGAGAAGGCTGGCAAAGGACTACGCAGACGAAGTGCCTGATGGCTGGGTGGTGCGCTTCAGCCCGCCCGAGAAAACCCGCGATCAAGAGGAAAAGTACCACGCCATGATCGGGGACATCGCCAAGCAATGCCCGTTCATGGGCGAGACGCTTGACCGGGAAGACATGAAACGCCTGCTGGTGGACGCCTTTGTGCGGGTGATGCGCGAGATGGCGAAAGCCGAAGGCAGGCCCGATCCGTTCGGCGGGCAAGGCCGCTTGATGCCGAACCTTGACGGAACGGGCTTTGTGCAGCTTGGGGTGCAAACGCGCCGCTTCACGAAGAACCTGGGCAGTGAATTCATTGAATACCTGGCTGCGTATGGAGCCGAGCGAAACGTGCGGTGGTCTGCCGCTTCGCAAGACGCCATGCAGCCGGTGCAACCGTTGCGGAGGGTGGTGTGAATGAGTTGGCTCTTTTCGCAGGCGCTGGTGGAGGACTGCTCGCGTCACACTTACTTGGATGGCGGACTGTCTGCGCGGTTGAACTGGACTGGTATCGCAGATGCGTACTCATCCACCGACAGAATGACGGACACCTACGACCCGGTTTCCCGATATGGGATGACGTTCGTACCTTTGACGGTAGAGCGTGGCGCGGTCGCGTTGATGTCATTACTGGAGGCTTTCCTTGCCAAGCCTATAGCACCGCCGCTGCGGGCAAAAACAATGCAGACGATCTCTGGCCGGAAATGCGACGGGTCGTGGCAGATGTCGCTCCCCGGTACGTTTTTGCCGAGAACGTCGCCCGGCGAGCAATCGACGCGGCAGCAGACGACCTCGAAGAGATGGGTTACCAAACCCGCGCCGTTTCCCTTAGTGCGGCGGACGTGGGTGCAGACCATGTGCGGGAGCGATATTGGCTACTTGCATACGCCGACGACAAAAGCAAATTACTCAGCTCCATCGATGCAGAAATGGGCGGCCTGCAGGAATTTCGTGCGGGCGTTTGGGAAGCCTGCCCCGACGAATCAGGACTGGCTGATGGGCTGGCCTACCGGGTGGAGCGATTTGACGCCGCTGGCAACGGGCAGGTTCCAGCAGTGGCGCTCGCAGCATTACGCATCCTTGCCGGAAGCTAAGGACGCTGCCTGATGCTCCGCCAGAAATCCCCCCTACAGCGCAAATCTCCCCTTCGCTGCCGTCCCATAGAGACGCGAGTGGAGGTCAAGCGCAAGAAGAAGTGCGGCAATCCAGCCTGTGGGGAGCGATTTGTACCGGCGCGGATGGGGCAGAAGGCTTGCAAGCTGGAGTGCGCGATTGTGGTGGGCAAGGCCGAGGCGGCGAAGAAAGAGCGGAAGCAGGCAGCGGCCAAGGCTGAATCGCTGCTGCGGCGCAAAGACCTAATTCCGGTTGCGCAGCAAGTGGCCAACAAGTATGCCCGCGTGCGCGATCACGACGAGCCCTGCATTTCCTGTGGCAAGCCGGCCGGCGCAAGCGAAGCGCTCACAGGCGGCGGCTGGGATGGTGGGCATTACCGCAGCGTGGGAAGCGCCCCGCATTTGCGCTTCTACCTACCCAACATCAGAAAGCAGTGCAAGCGCTGCAATGACTCAAAGCGCGGCTTGGCTGGCAATCACGTTGAGTACCGCAAGGGTCTGGTGGCGAAGTTTGGTGATGCGTGGGTGGAGGCATTGGAAGCCGACCAATCCCCGCGCAAGCACGACATAGAGTGGCTGAAGCGGTTCATCAAGATCATGCGCAAGAAGACGCGCCGTTTGGAGAAAAGGAGAGGGAAATGACGCCGCCGTATCGCGTATTCATCATCAAGTCTCGCGGCTACCAATGGAAGGTTCGCGTATCTCCGCAGGATGCGCACCTGCTGCGCAACTACGTTTATCAGATAGACCCGGGGAAGGAAGGAACCTCCTTTTACCCCCGAAGGAAAGCCGGTGGCTACGGCCAATACATCTATCTGGCTCGGGAGATAGCGGGCTGCGGAGAGGGCGAGTTTGTCCACTACCGAAATGGCGATTCCTTGGACTGCCGTCGCGAGAATTTGTATGTGACCGACAGCGTTGCGGTGGCTGCCTGATGTGTACCGCCTGCCATCTCGCTTCCACCACCGAACACAGCGGAGCCTATGACTTCAACTGTCTGGGCTGCTGTGTGCGATTGGTGGCAGATAGCCGGCCG